GTCGCCTTGAAATAGAGCTTGAAATTGTGAGGAGTCAATGTTGATGCCGCAAGCTGAAAGGCTTGTTAGTAGCATGATTGCGTTAACAAATGAATCGAGCAACTGTGTTTGTTGATAACCAGATGCAATTCCGTTAAATCGCCATTGATACATATTTCCAGATTCTGCTTTGATAGGTGTGTGTTTAATTGAATGACACATCCAATCCCAGAGTCTTTGGATTTCTTCTTCTTTAGTGCGCGTTTTAGTGTAATCGTAATTATCACTAATTGAGGGTTCATAGCCGTCATCAAAATCAAACCAAGTTCGCCACATGTCGTGGACGTCGTCGATAACTGAATGAAGAGCTTTGTGATCAAAGCCACTCCAATCTGCTGAAAGGACTGAGTTTACTTGTTTGTTAGATAGTAGGCCGATGAGTTTTTGCCAACCGCTTCGAAAAGTTTCGAAACTCCAGAGCATTGGTCCTTTACCTTCACGATTGTTAAGATATTCTTTTTGGATATTCCAAATGAACATGTTTTCAATCATTAAAAGTAGTTTGGGGACGCCAAATACTGCACGGATTTTCGGATCTTCTCCGGTTTTTCTCATATGCGCTCGAGAATGTAAATAGGTGAATTCGTAAGGTACAGGTTCGTTTCTGTCGTTAAAGAATGGTTTCATACCACGTTTAATATAGTGGACATGTTTGCGATTGATGTGGAAAATCTCGTTGTAAAGATTGTGAAATGAAATTCTTTCATCGTCGACATCGCCTTCGCGTTGTTTCTTTTTGACATGATCGTACCATCGATCACTTTCTCGGTATGGTGCTTCTGCTGACGTGTTCAGTGTCCAAGGGTAGTATCTTAGATCTGGAAACGCTATTGGTTTCAATCGTCGTGTAGGTCTGAAAATTCTTTCGACTACTCGTAAGGCTTTCCGGTAATGGAAGTCTCTGTTGAGCGGGTGAAAGGGTTGATCTGTCTTTTTGAAGTCTGCTTCTCCAGATTTTGGGTCAGTAGGGCTTCGGTAGTAACCATTGATTGTTCGCTTTGCGATATCAATAGGACAACACTTGTAGATAGCTTTCTTTGTTGCACGCTCGATGAATCGTTGTTCGGCGAGAGATACACGTAGAAACTGTCTTCTAAGTCGTCTGTTGACAGGAGTTCGTCCTAGGTAAACTAGGTTCGACTTTGTTTTCCAGTAGTTAGTAGAGTCACACATTGTAAGTTAGAGCTGAGTTCAATTGAGAGTGGCGCGTTTGAATTCGCGAAAGAAAAGTAGTTGTAAAAGTTTTT